TATAGCGGAAGTTGCCCGACTCATGTGCAAGTTGCGCTAAGAAGTGAATCAATCGAAGTGAGTTATCGAGGATGCTATACGTGCGAAAATGAATATTTGCAGCCAAGCCTAGTTCTTCAGCACGGCTCTGTGAAGCACCAAGCTTGCGAAATACCGCAGTCAAGGTGCCACGACCGATGATGCCATCATCATGCACACCGACTGACTTTTGTAGCTTCTTAATCTGAGCTAGATTCATTGTCACCACCATGTAATTCGGGCTGATATTTCAAGCGGGAAAAAACACTTAAAACATTGTTTAAAAAGCCAAGCCATAGCACCCACGAATGTGGAAGTAACTCTTTAACTTCATGTGGTACTGCTGCCCAAAATTGTGGAAAGTTAGAGCCAAATAACCACAACAATTCAAAAGCCGCATACATCAAGACGTAAAAAAACGCCCATAAAGCGCCAACTTGTACTGACTTGAGTTTCCAAGCCTGTTGCCAATTTTCAATTAATTTCATTTCCCACCCCATTTCATAGATTGTGTTTTAAGCCAATTCTCAATAAACGTACTCCCCATAATCCCAAGTGCTGACGCTAGAGAAATCAAGGCTAGTGGATTAATGTCAGGAATTTGCAAAATAATCGCTCCAGCTATAGTTGAAGTTGCTGCGCCTAAAATGGTGCGCCCTATCGTCAATCGCCATGTCAGCTTTTCATCTGAAACAAGTAATTTGGCAAAGCCGATAGCCGCGCCGATTGCAATCAGTAAAAGCAGATTCTTTTCATGGTCTTCCATGAATCCCCCAATTATTTTTGACATTAAAAACCCTGATCTAATTAAAGATCAGGGTTGCTGGTGGTTTGTTGGGTTAATTTGATGATTTAAGAGCTTAAAAACGATATGGATTCACTATACAATGCAGCAGACATTTATTAACTAATATCATAAATGAAAATATCAATTCACGAAGCTAACGTCTCTTTTTCCAAATTTTTCTTTGTTGTCCTGTTTTGGGGTTATATTTTATATAACTTTGCCATTCTATTTGGCGCACCCTCTTTTCTTGGTGGGTATTTTGGTTTAGCTACAGCACTTGGAGCCGTGGTTTTTTCTATATTGGCCAAGCCAACAATAATAAATAGTTTTAGGGCATCATATTTTTTTACATTCCTATCTCTTGGCTCCCTTCTTTGGGTGATTGCGATAACAGCTATCTCATATTTAGATAGCAACGCTTCTGCAGCTCGAGCACAATCATTAACCTTAATTGTTGCTTGGATTGCACTATACTGCACTGGCTTTTACATAGTTTTTGCAGAAAAAGAAAAATTACGCAAACTCTCAATATTTCTTATCTTTCTCTTCTTGGGCTACACAATTTATTATATAAGTACAAATGTTGCTTTTATGCTTCCATTCGTAAAGGGTGGTGAAGTAGATGATGATAATCTTGCTAGCTATCAAGGTATCGCACGTAACTTATTAATCGCAGGTATTCTGATCACAGCATATACAAAGAAAAGAATCCATAATCTTGTGCTAGCTATCATTATTAGCTTTATTCTATTTATGGTGGGGGCTCGTTCAGAATTTTACGCATTTATTTTATTAGTGCTTTCTTATCATTTTTTATCCGCATATAAAGTTAAGTCAGGTTTTATTGTAATTGTCCTTTTTGCTGTGGTTTCAGCTGGATTATTTATTAATTATTATGAAAAAATCGCTGATAGTCGACAGCTAAATATCACATCTGTTTCGAAAGATGAGTCATGGCAACTGCGTCAGCAAATGCAGGATTTCTCAATACAGATCATTAAAGACCATCCAGTCTTTGGTCAGTTTGGTGGCCATGGATATTATGGCAGCACCAATGGTAATAATATTGGGGCCTACTCTCATAACGCTCTCTCTGGATACACAAACTACGGACTTTTATTCTTTATATTATTTATAGCAATGTGTTACCTATCTTTCATTTACTCAACGCTTAAGTTTATAAAAAATCCAAAAGATGAGGATTGGGCATTTGCATTCCTATTTACGCTCCTAATAGCTTTTTTGATTACACTCGCCAAACCGGTTTATTGGTCTGTAATTTACATGTCTTGGGGAGTATTCATGGGTGTTTTATATAAAAAGAAGTACTTAATAAATTAAAAAAAGCCCTGATTTCTCAGGGCTTTTTTTTAGGTCTTAGCTAACCCAAGGTTTATAAGCGCAGCTCTAATTGAATTTACTAGAGTTTGCGTTGTTGCTGCATCAGAAGCAGCCCCACCAATAGACGGCTGAACAATCGGTGTAACACCGTAAAAACCTAGTGGCTGCGCTGCTGCACCCCCGATTTTCAAGCCTGCTCCGCTGCCTGTTGATATTATTTTACCGTCAGGGAAGTACAAACCCCCGTCCGTAAATCTCAACTGCTCAAGGTTGTTTTTGGATAAGCGTAGATCGCCAGCAGAAGAGCGCCAAAAACCATGTGTCGGATCACTACGGAAACTTAAACCAGGTCTTGCATATGTACCATCACGGAATCGTAAGTAATTCCCAACGCTACCAGCTTCATTTGAAGACAGCACTAAGTTACCTTCATCAATTATCGGCTGCTCAACAATTGTGCCTTGATTAATGATAAATGTATTGCCGATTGCACCAGAGTCGCAAATAACAGAACGATAAGCTCTAGGGGAGGAAACATTAATAGTATTTCCACGACAAGGTGGAATATACCCATCAGTATTGTACGCTTGAGATGAAGCGCCCAAAGTTACAGATGTTCTAGCGCTGTCAGCAAAAACTGTAAATTCATTATCGTTACCTGCAACAATACCTAGTGCCACAGTTAATTTTGTACCGTAGCTTGCATTACTGTATTTCACAGTAATGGAGCCGTGGTTTCCATTACAGCCTTCATCCCATTCCGTGCCGTAGTTCGTTTTATTATCGAGATAAACACCAATATTGCTATCACCGATAATTTTAGCGTCAATCTTATTGCGGTGACATTGTTGGAACAACCAACCGCCTGCGCCAATTGTCACACCTCCGGAACCTGATATTTTAGCTAAATCTTTTCCTCGAAAATTAATATCATTGTCTGATGAAACCTCTAGATTAAATCCATTCTCACAGTTCTCAGCGTAATAATTTAAACCACCATTTCGGTGCAGACGCATACGGAAAGGCGACCACCTCCAACCTGCGACGTCTAACTGTCGTTCTCCGTAGATATTAACCCCATCGACTCGACATCCCTGCCCACCAACAAGAACATTAGCATTACTCACGCCAAACTTTGCGGCGTCAAATAATGTGATCGTATTGCCGTTAATTGCGAGAATCTCCGAAACATGTCGCATCGCAATACCGATCTGAACTCCGGCCACATGACTAACCGCAGTAGTTCCGAACAGCCCGCGTTGCACACCAACAAGAGTTCCATCACCAGAAATGGACGTACAGGTGATCAGCTCATTTTCAACTTGTAGAATCTGCGCTCCAAGGAACCCGGAAGTTACGGAAAGCTTTAAATTGGTAGTATCTGTCGCAGTAATGCTATTTGCTAACGATGTGTTTTGTGTACGACTGATTCCGCCAGCACCTTGCACCGCGATCAATGATCCAACTTCAAATTTCGATGCGTCCGCTACTGTTACAGTGAAACTATCTTTTGCACAATTACCAGTTGTTGAGTAAGTTTTAGTTTCAAAGATATTTACATCATAATTGTCTGGGTGTCGGATATTTGTATTATTGCCCTGAACTTTAACGCCTGAGTCTAGTAAAACACCCTTTAAAACAAAATCACCAGGTGGTAATTGGATTTTTCCACCGCCTTTTTGCTGATACAAGGCATCATTCACAGCCTGAATAATATCTCGGTTTTGTTGCCATGTATTTGATTCTGAAATCATAGCTACAGCAGCAAGTGCTGCGTTAAAAGATAGTTGGCCTGCATTAATCTGCTTCTGGTTCTTATCACCATCAACAACAAATGAAGCATCCCATCCTTTATCTACTGCAATCTGTGCAAGGCGTTGCATTAAATAGTTGTAGTACTCATCTAACTGATCCAGCGCTACACCTTGCTTGCGGATCTCCTCCATAAGATAAGCCCGAAGCTCGTCATCTCGATCATCCACATAGTTTTTCAGTGCCTCAATTCGATTACTTAAAATCCAATCGGCAACACCCAATTCTTGAAGCTTCAACCAGATCCAATCGAAATCCTTGTTTACAGCAGGTGGACGGAATGAATTGTTATAAGACTGATAATCAACTGTACGGCTGAACGGCGTGTTTCGCTGAATGATAATCTTTTGGCCGGATGTGGGCGCAGTAGTGAATACCACATTGCCGCCGGATAAACTCCATGTTGCAATCGGTGGTTCAATTTCATCCACCAATACAATTAAATGGTCTTTCGACTCACAGTCAAAATTCAGCGCAAAGCTTGCTGTAGTGCCATTCCCGGTATATTCAATGTACGGCGTTTGTTCTGGAACTGCCATGATAAGCCCCTAATTTTCAAAATCTAAGGTGGCTTCAACAACACCACCGTTTGTTCTCCAATTAGGGCTTTCATTGACCTCATTTTGTCTGTGTATTTTGCCTACACGTTCTGGTGAATCAGTGATTGCACCTGCCAAAGAGTCCAGATCATCATCCGGCTGGTTGGTAATCGCAGGATTAAACATGCGCATATTTTTATACTGTCTTGAACTGTTCTCACCTTCTTCTGGTGTATCAATAACAGACGTATGCACCCATAACAGGCCAGACATTAAAGGACCTTCCAGTGCTTCAAGAATGCGTTTGTTTTTATTCCCTATACTGGGTTCTGGGTTCACGCCACAACGGATACGGCGTGCTTTCAATGCACCTTTTAATGCAGCCGGTGCAAAATTGCCAATGCCGTTGGTTTCAATAGTTACGCTCGGAATATTGAATTGTTCGATCAGGTCACAAAGTTGCCACACTTGACCACCAATAATATTCCCCTGATCATCATGAGTGACAACATCACCAGTCAGTGCAACGGATCTATGCCAGTACTTGGTACCAAAATCATCATGCAGTACTAATGCAGTTGAGGAAATATCAGATTTAAGTTTGCCGGATGATGGGTCCCATCTAAATGTAATTCCTACAATCTGACGATCACCCAACATCATGATGTATTGACCATTGGCACGCTTGAGTACTGGCTCACAGTCATAAGCAATCATCTTGTCCGGATCAAGTCGGACTTCGCCCACTGGCTTAGCATGCATCTGGTACTGTGAATCCCATTCGTTCAACGTCCGGCATTCTCTACGGCGCTCCCCCATGACTTGTGGTGTAAAGCGTTCAGGCCATAGTGATTCACTGTACAGGTCGATCAGATAATGCGTCTCTTTTAGAACAATCTTGAAAGTATTGCCAATCTTATAAACGGCATAATCTTCATCACGTGTGAGCAGTTTGGCGGTATGACTGATCCCACTAAATACATAAACCGGATCGAAGTCGGACAAACACTCGCTGATATTTTCAAAGCGTTTTTCTTTTTCAAACATTTTAAGAATCATGCATTTTGCACCCTGTTTTTGTACTTGTGTATAAAGGGAATCATGGGTATGCGGTGTACCGACAAACAGCTTTTGCCCACCTGGTATGAGAATGTGTGTCTGTTCAGACAATCGATAGCGCAGCTTTTCACGTGCTTCGGGTGTACCGATATTGGCTGGCATTTCCACGTCATCGTTCTGGATTTCATGCGCACGCGCACCAGTCACGTTGGACAATACGCCACGCGCATGCAGTGAGCCATGCCGAACGTCTTCCGATCCAGTTATCCACCACTTTTGCAGCTCACCACGTTCTTTAAATACGCCAAACAATTGACACAATGGGTGCTTTTCGATGACTTGCTGAGTACCACGGCTACACTTTGAAGCATCCCCATCAGTTGCGCCCTGGTGCAGAATCAATCTATTGCGATCAGTGAATAACTTCCATGCGTTGTAGATGTCCAGGATCGTAGATTTACCGTGACCACGTGGCATCATTAAAAGCCCAAGTGTGCCGTAGTCCTCTAAAAAATCACAGACATCTAAATGAAAATCAGGCACATCCCAGCCCATTGCCTCGGCATAGACAAGAAAGAAAGCAGCAAAGCTGACCTTAATCATGTATTAGCTCGGACGCTGTTTGCGTTCTTCCAGTTTCTTAGCCACACTTTCCAGAATGGCCGCTGCCTGCGCCTCTGGTGATACCTTCCGATCACTTCCATCGCCAGCCGACAATTCATCATCAAGCAAGACTCGGTTTAGTTTCTCCATGCAGGTTAGTGCTTCTTTTGCCCCTTTGTATAGCCACACCTTATCGCCACGGCCTGCCTTATCAAAAACATCCTGACCATAGGCTTCGGTCATCAAGTCCACCGCATCCGATCCTGCCATTTCCATGCAGAGTTTTAATTTCTCTACTGTTTCAGGCTTTAAAAAACGCAACTTCTTTACATCCGACATAAAAAATCCCCCGCATATAAGCCATATATACGGGGGATTGCAATGTGGTTTGTTGGGTGTCTTACTTCATGGTTATGGATAGCACTTTAATGCTGTTCCTTGCAGGATAATTCGCCCCATAGACAAGTCCTTTTTATCGGTGATTACTGCCGCATCAGCCTGATATTTTTCCAAAGCAATGCGTTTAAATGCTTCTTCTGCTACAGCGTTATAATTAAAACCGTTGCCACGTGTATCGGTATTGATTGGCCCAAGCTTTTTGCAGCCATTAATTAAAGTGCTATCACTTCGCAATAGTTGGACCTGACTTTGATTTTTTGCAATTGATGCGCATGAAGTAGCAAGCACACAAACCAAAACTATCCCTATATTTTTTATCATTCTACAACCCTCTCAAAATCTGGCATCTGAATATCACCCCAGTCATCACCAAGCCAACGTGTACGATCATGTTCACGTTCAGCTTTGCGTAATAATTTTTCTCGATACCCTGGTGCAATCATATCCTGCATTTCATCAAAAATCATGCGATTAGTTGCAGCCTTGGTGTACCAAAGGTTTTGCGCTGGAATCTTACCCTTTACCAAGCGGAATGCTTCATTGGCCGCATTGGTGTCTTTATCTTCATAATATTGAGTAAAGTTACCAACGGTTAAACCGAGCACAGCTTTAGCATCCGAACCGAATGGGCCAACCATAAAGTCTGTAGCACTACGCCCCGATGCGTCTGTACCAGCAACAAGAATATCACCAAGGATAGATAAGCCACCGCCTTGAATGGCTGAGCGTGTAAGAAAGTTCATTGTCTTTTGTGGGTCGTCACTATCCCATATAGTTTGTGGGTCATTGCCGTTTGATAACTCCTTAAGCTGCACCACCAATGCACCCAATAACGTAGTCATAGCAAACAACGAAACACCATAGGCAGCTTTACCCTGCAATGTTGGCTGACTCATTGCACGGCTACCATGGCGCATTAAAAACGCTGCTGGAAATGACTTAAATTGCAGCATAGATTTTAGAATTTCACCCATGCCTGTGCCTTTTTTCTGCCCTGCACTCATCCATGTACGTTCACGCAAGCCAGCTTCTACAACTGCCATGCCTTGTTCATCCAATAAATGCGCTTGGAATTGGCTTGCAACTTCGTCACGTACTTTTTTCGGGTCGCCAAAGGCTTTTAATTTGTCATCTGGAATTTGGTAGATAGATCGTGCCGACATTAATTGATTGCCTTTGCGGTCTACAACTGGATCAGCTAAACGCATGACTTCCCAAGCACGTTCGGACAGTCCTGTTTTCTCCATCAACTCACGATCCATAGCATCTAAGTCAGACCAAGCCTTATCACGACTTAAACGTCCGTACTTCTCCATGAGCATTTTGGAAAAGCCAACCTTACTTGCTGCAGTTAAAGCATTTAAGCCTGATACACGCATCACTTGAGATGCAATGCCGCTTGATACGCGCGCCAACTTCTGTGATTTACCATGTACCGAAGTCAATCCATCATCCGACCAACGCGCAATACTTCCCAACATTTCTTCTGTGGCCAAACCTAGGCTGTGCGCCAGCTCCCGATCTTGCTTATTGGCTGGATTCAATTGGCTAATCAGTTCACCAAAGGTTTTACGGTATGCGATGCCATGAATTGAAGCCGTCTTTTGAATCATGGCTTGGTCTGTGACGGATGAAATTGTGGTACCACCCAACATAGATGCCACATTCATTGATCGGTATGCAAGACCAAGATTGGCTAACACTTCGGATTGTGGCGTATTTTGACCAGTAAACTCATCAAACATGGTTTGTGCGCGTTTGCGTGATTTGGCTGTGGTGTCTGCATCCAATCCCTTTTGCCAGTCCTTTTGCTCTGCTGCATCCATCAAAATGCGCATGGAATTTCTAGGACTGCTACCCAAGTTTTCAACCAATGCAATATCTTTAGACAAGCCGTTAAT